TATCGATCTGGCCGCGAAGGCGATCCAGAAGCACCTTGACGACAATGCGCCTGCGCCGTTCGCGGAAGCTCCGGAGCCTGAGACTGCGAAGCCGAAGGGCAACGGCATTGCCGAAGCTCTCGGCACGGTCGAACCCGATTGGGTGCCGCCCGGCGGCGGCGTTCCTTCGCAGGTCGATTGATCCGACTAAACGGAAGGGCGCGCGTCGCCCTTCCTTCCTTCTTTCCGCGAGGTCGGTATGTCCGTCCTATTCAACGATCAGCCCGTCCTTGGCGTCCGTCTCGTTGATGACGGAACGGTGATGTTCAACAACCGCCGCGCAATCGGGATCGTGATCGCGGGCGATGGCGTCCTATTCGTCGGTAATGAGCGCGTTCGCGGCGTCGATGTCATGGATGCCGATGCTGCAATTCACAACGATCAACCCGTCTGCGGTGCCGTTCTGATTGACGACGGGCGAACGCTCTACAACGGGCAGCGTGTCATTCCGGTGCGCGCCGTCAGCGGAGACTTAGAATGAAGCTCGCGAGCCTCAAGCAAAAGTACAGCGACATGGTTTCCAGCAAGCCCGTTGGCGCTGATACGGATGAATATTATCCGTCGCTCTATCTCGATGAAAAGCAGATGGAAGCGATGGGCATCGACACGGCGAAGGTCGGCACAGACATGACTATGACCGCGACCGTTCGCGTGTCGAGCGTGAGCGATAGCAAGAACGGCAGCCGCAGCATGTCGTTTGAGATTATCGAAGCCGCGATTGAGCCGAAAGAAAAGAAGCCCGATCCGGCTTCCGTCTTGTTTCCGAATGGGTAGGGCGCATGGCCTCGATAGTCTCGATCTGCAATCTCGCGCTCTCCAACATCGGCAAAGAGAACATTCAATCGCTGGGCGATGAGAATGCCGAGGCGCGCGCCTGCAATCAGTTCTACGCGCATGTGCGCGATCTGCTCCTGCAATCCTATCCGTGGCGCTTCGCGGGCCGAACGCAGTCGCTTGCTCAGTTGACCAATGACAAGCCGGGAGCGTGGCGCTTCGCGTATGCGCGGCCGTCCGACTGTCTCAAGGTGCGCTGGGTTCGACAGCAGTATAGCGAATTGGACCCCACCACGGCCGATGACGAAATCACAAATCCTCACGATATTGAGGCCGAAAAACTCTACTGCAATCTGTCGCCGGCATTCCTGCGCTACACGGTCCGATTGACCGATCCGACGAAGTATCCGCCGCTGTTTGTCGAAGCGCTAGCGTGGGCGCTCGCGGTTCGCCTCGCCATGCCGATGACGCGCGACACGAAGGTTCGCGCGGATGCCTATCAGCTTGCACAGCGAACGCTCATGGATGCCCAGGTCGCGGACGCGAACGAAGTCCGCGAGACATCGGACCATGAAAGCGATCTCGTGAAGGCGCGCACTGATGGCTGATCTTCGCACATATCAGCCCTCGTTTACTGCCGGGGAACTGTCGTCTGCGCTCGGTGCGCGTGTCGATCTGGCAAAGTTCTCGACCGGCCTTCGCAAGGCGATCAACATTTTCATTCACGCGCATGGCGGCGCGTCGAACCGGGCCGGGACGGAATTTATCGCGGAGGTCAAGAACAGCGCGCACTTTGCGGGCATGATCCCGTTCCAGTTCAACACCGAACAATCCTACATTCTGGAGTTCGGCAATCTGTATTTCCGCGTCATTCGTGACGGCGGTTTGATCCTCGACGGCGGTTCTCCCTACGAAGTCGTGACGCCTTACGCGCATAGCGATCTGGCTGAACTCGTATTCATCCAGGAAGCGGATGTGATGTATATCACGCATCCCGATTATGCGGTGCGGAAGCTCTCGCGCTTCGCTGATGATGATTGGACGCTGGAAGTTGTCACGTTCGCGCCGAAGATGACCAAGCCGACAGGCGTTGCGGCAAGCGTGGTGACCGGCAGCGGGGCAACGACATATCGCTATGTCGTCTCTGCTGTATCCGACGCGACGGGTGAGGAAAGCCTTCCGACCGCGCCGGTCAGCGTGAACAACAACCTGCTCACGTCTGGCAACAAAAACCGCGTGTCCTGGTCGGCTCATCCTGACGCGGGCCGCTATATCGTCTATCGGGAGGACAATGGTGTTTTTGGCTACATCGGCGGCACGTCTGGCCTTAGTCTCGATGATGACAATATCGTTCCCGATCTGGCGGATACACCTCAGACCGCGCGAAATCCGTTCGATGGCGCGGGCAACTATCCGCGATGCTCGACCTTCGTTGAGCAGCGTTTGGCGTTTGCCTCGACGCGCAATGATCCGCAGGCGTGCTGGCTGTCGCAGTCCGCGAACTATGAGAATTTCGGATACTCCCAGCCGTCGAAGGCAAGCGACGCTGTAACGTTCCGGATCAAGGCGAAGCAGGTAAACGAGATTCGTTCGATGCTCGCGCTCAAGGGTCTTATGATCCTCACGTCCGGCGCGGAATGGGTTGTCAGCGGCGGATCGCAATCCGACGCGATCACGCCTTCATCCGTGAAGATCGACAACCAGGGCTATCGCGGTGCGGCGCGCGTGCAGCCCATCGTCGTCGGCAACACCGTGTTGTTCGCCCAGGCGCGCGGCGGTGTGGTCCGCGATTTCTCCTATGAGTTCGCCCAGGATGGTTTCGTTGGGCGCGATCTCACGATCCTTGCCCGGCATCTTTTCAAGAACAAGAACATCAAGGCGTGGGCGTATGCACAAGCGCCGGACTCGATTGCCTGGGTGGTTCTCGATGACGGCTCGCTTGTGTCTCTGACCTACATGAAAGAGCATGAAGTGTGGGCGTGGACGCGCCACCAAAGCGGGCCGGATGACGACGCGATTTTTGAGGATGTGGTTTGCATCGCTGATGGCAACGAGGATGTGCCTTATTTCATCGTGAACCGAACCATCGACGGGACGCGCAAGCGGTACATTGAACGGCTCCACACGCGTGAGTTTGAGACGGTCGCGGATGCGTTCTTTGTCGATTGCGGTTTGACCTATGAAGGCGCTCCAGTCACCAAGCTAACCGGCCTCGATCATCTGAACGGGCAGGAAGTCGTCGCGCTTGCTGATGGCAATGTGGTGCGCGGCCTGACGGTCGGCCCGGTGACCGGCGGCATCGGCGTCATGCTGAAAAACTCAGCGTCGAAGATCCACATCGGCCTGCCTTATGAGGCGACGCTTGAAACACTGAACCTGGACCTGGGGCAGGTGGCGGGCCTAGGCACCGTGCAAGGCCGAATGAAGTCAATTTCCGAAGTCGTCTTGCGCGTCGAAAACACGCGCGGCATCTGGACGGGTCAGAAAGACGGGACGCGTTCCAGTCCGCATCTTGTCGAGTATAAGCAGCGATCGACCGAAAAATGGGGCGACGCAATCGCACTGTTCACGGGCGACATGCGGATCACAACGCAATGGGATTGGAACGACAAGGGTTCTGTTGTCGTCAAGCAGTTCGATCCGCTCCCGATGACGATCCTTGCGCTTATGCCGGATGTGACCATTGGCAAATGAGATTGTCGTTGTGCCGGCGCAAAGGGCGCACATCAGGACCGTGGCTCGGCGGATGCGCCGCGCTGATCGCGATGAGGTAGCCGCGGCGTCTGGCAAAACGCCAGCCGAGGCGCTTCATTACTCCATGGACAAGTCGTCGGCGTGCTGGACCGGGCTGATCTGCGGCAAGCCCGAAATGATGTTCGGCGTTGGCGATCTCAACGTCCTTGCCGGGGTGGGTGCGCCTTGGATGCTCGGGACTGACGTAGTGGATGCGAACTATATCCCGTTCCTGCGCGCGTCCGTCTGTTGGCGGGATCAACTGTTAGGGCGCTATCCGACATTGAGGAATTTTGTCGATGACCGGAACGCGGCGTCGATCCGCTGGCTGCGCTGGCTGGGCTTCACGTTCTCCGAACCCGTCATGATGCGGGGACATGCGTTCCGGCTCTTTGAACTGAGGTCTTGCGATGTGCGATCTATCGGTGGCTCTGACAATCGGCTCAACGCTGCTCGGCGCGGCCGGCGCGATCCAGCAGGGACAAGCGACGCAGGCGGCTAGCAACTACAACGCGCAAATCATGGACATGAACGCGACGCTCGCGGAGCGCCGCGCGAATGATGCCATGGAGCGCGGGAAGTTTGAGGAACAGCGCAAGCGCCAGGATGTGGCGCGGATCAAGGGCGCGCAAACGGCCGCGATGGCTGCGAACGGCGTCGATCTGACGTTCGGTTCGCCGCTCGATACGCTGGTTGATACGGCCGTGATGGGTGAGCTTGACGCGCTGACGATCCGCACAAACACGGCGCGAGAGGCTTATGACTACCGCGTTGATGGTGTGAACAAGCGCGCGACCGCCTCGCTGGAGCGGATGAAGGGCGAGAACGCGGCGACGGCCGGCTATCTCGGCGCGGCCGGTACGATCCTGACCGGCGCGGGCAAGGCGTATAGCGGTTACAAGGGAATGAACGGCTACGGCTATGGGCGCGGTGACCCCGGCCGCATTGGCTCGATTTACTGAGGCTCACATGGTCAAGGTTCCTGAATACGATCCGAACGTCCAACTGCGGCCGGCGTTCCGGCAGAACGTCGAAGTCCAGGCCAGCGCGGATTCGTTCGGCGCAAACCTTGGCGCGGGATTGCAGGCGCTTGCAAAAGGCGCTGACAACCTGGGCGACAGCATCGCGCGCGTGGATCATCTTGAAAACACGATGCGCGCGAAGGATGCCGAGAACAAATATGGCGAGTGGGCGCGCGAGCGGATGTATGGACCGGGCGGGTTCATGACGCTGGAAGGGCGCGCGGCCGTGGACGGTCGCGGGGATTTCGAGCGCGAGGCGGCAGAGAAGCGGAAGGAGTTCGGGCAAAATCTGCCGCCGGGTGCGGCCTATGCCTACGACACGG